AGCTAAAGTCGTGGCGTTACCCACAGAAGTTACGTCCCCTGTAAGATTGGCGTTAGTTACAACTGTAGCCGCGTTGCCCACTGAGGTCACGCCGCCCGTTAAATTGGCGTTAGTTGTGACCGTGCCAGCCGTCAATCCCGCAGCAGTCCCCGTAATGTTTGTACCTACCAAAGCTGATGGAGTACCCAGAGCAGGGGTTACCAGCGTAGGGCTAGTAGCAAAAACAGCGGAGCCTGTGCCAGTTTCATCCGTCAGTGCTATAGCTAGATCGGAGGAACTGAATGACCCTAGAGATGTGGCATTACCTACCGAAGTTACCGCACCCGTTAAGTTGGCGTTGGTCACAACCGTGGTGGCAGAACCAGCAGTCAGACCCGCAGCGGTGCCAGTAATGTTTGTGCCAACCAGTGTAGACGGCGTTCCCAGATTCGGTGTCACCAGCGTAGGGCTGGTAGCGAATACCGCAGAGCCTGTACCCGTCTCATCTGTCAGGGCTGTAGCTAAATTAGAAGAACTAAACGACCCCAAAGACGCAGTGTTTCCAACGGAGGTAACCATACCTGTCAAATTGGCGTTAGTGACTACGGTTGTAGCGTTCCCAACAGAAGTGACCATGCCCGTCAAGTTGGCGTTAGTCAGAGCCGATCCAGCCGTAAGGCCCGTAGCAGTCCCTGTGATATTTGTGCCAATCAGCGCTGTTGGCGTATCCAGATCAGGAGAAATCAGTACTGGGCTATTTGATAAAACTACGGAGCCTGTACCTGTTGAAGATGTAACTCCTGTACCACCACTAAGCACTGGGAGCGTACCGCTGACATGCGTAGCCAAACCAATCTTGCCGTAGGCGGGGGGCGACCCAACACCGCCAGAAATTAGGGCGTTACCGACTGCCACATCTGACAGCTTAGCTAGAGACGTAGTGGTATCCGCATAAACCAAATCGCCCACAGCGTAAGAGGTTTGGCCTGTACCCCCTAGCGGGACCGAGACTGTAGTAAATCCGGAAGCTAACGAACCAGTAGTGAGTGCCCCCGTACCAGTAAGGTTGGTGTAAGAACCCGATATACGACCCGCTGGCAGCGTGCCAGAAGTAATGTTTGCTGCGTTTGTCGTGTCTGTAGTGGCCGATGTAGCTAAGCCTGTAATATCTGTAGCCGCAGGTTGCTCCCAAATTGGAGCCGTTGAAGCTGCGCCTGAACCCGTTTGGCCCAAGAACTTCTTGGTGGTAGTGATGTTACCGGCCAGTTTACTCAGTGTGTTTGTTGCGCTGGAATACAGTGTGTCACCTACTGCGTAGGAGGCTTGGTTTGTACCGCCATGCGCTTCGGGTAAGGTACCGGATACCCCAACACCCGCCATGTCTAGGGCCCCCCAAGAAGGGGCACCTGCGGTAGCAATGAGAGTCTGTCCAGTTGACCCTACAGTTAGTTTACTCAGCGTAGTTGTGCCAGTTGAGTAAATCAAATCACCCGAAGTGTAACTGGACAGATTCGTTCCACCATTAGCTACAGGAACAACCCCAGTCAGCGCAATTACTGACCCAGAAACGTTAATAGGGGCCGTACCTGTATATGTAATCTGACTCGCAAATAATGTGAATGGTAGGCTAGTTGTACCAACAGTAATCGCTGCTGTTTGCGATAGCACATAGGAAAAACTTTTTAGCGACCCGCCAGCAGTGACAAAGAAATAGGCATTGTTAGCAATCTCACCCGCCGCCGCTTGGTCAAAATCTGTAGCCCGTGTCAAAATATATGCGACACCCACCGCCCCAGCTACCGTGACATCGTAAACACCGTTATTGGCCGCAGCAGCTTCTGTCTGGATAAGTACTCGCATACCCGCAGTTGCCGTAACCCCGTCAATGGTTAGAACACCTGTAGCCACGGCGGTAAGAGTAGCCCCAACTCCAAAAGCACCATTGTTGTATGTATTAGCTGGGAGCGCAGCAATCGTAGCTAGATTAACGGGGGCATGTACCGTGAACCCCGTAGCAACCGCTGCGTCTACATATTGCTTTGGGACCGCTTGCAGCGCGAGGGTTGGGTTGGCGCTAAGCAGAACAGTTGAGCCAAAAGATGTTGCCCCAGTAATCTTGGCGGTACCAACAACCTGTAGCTTCTCGCCTGTGTCGGCTGGGTTAGTGCTATCTAGAATAACGTTGCCCGTCAATCCTTTGATTCGCATCCGCTCTTCGGTGTCCAGCAGTGTCCCTGCAACCATCACGATGTCTTGTGCGCCGGGGGAGCCTGTTGTAGCGCCATACTTACCTGCAACGATTCGTAAATCGTTGCCAGATGAAATCAAATACCCTGTATTGGGTTTGATCGCTGAGAAGTCAGGGTAGTTATACCCGCTACTAGCCATCCCCATATCTATGTAGTTCGTTGTGTCACTGCCGTTATCTGCGGTGGATACAAAATCAGACGATGCTTGTGCGCCAGAACTTAAGTTCTGCTGGTTCGACTGCAAGTAGCTATCGACGGTAGCAAAAGCTTGAAACGTGGTATCAGGTAGTGTAGTACCAAGTGTCCCATCAAGCGTCAAAGTAATCTGACCGCCAACTAGCTTCATACTGCCGTCAAGTTCTTGGTAGATTGCTTGCTCAGCCGGGTATGTACAGAAGACGTTTTTAGTGCCTGCGGCGAAGCTAACTAACGCGCCGGAATTACTTGAGTCGTAAACAAAAGTACGGGATAACGTAGTACCAGAAGTCGTGTAGGTGCCGTATCCGACTTCCCATTCTCCCGTAGCGGCATCCACAATAGCGTAGTATGTAACATTTCCTGTACCAAGCACGGAGAACGCTTGAAAGCCAAGTACCGCTCCGCCAAGAGTCATAGTCCCTGTACCAACTACCCCAGTGGTTTCCTGTACGCGATCTTTTAGAACTAAAGCCATTTTTATTCCTTACACCCGTACAGGGCCCCAGTTTGGTGTCGATGCTGTATCCGGCACGGTCCAGTTAGCTACCTGTGTGGTGGTTACATTCTGCCAGTTTGGAGTCTGTGTGTCACTAGGCGTAGCCCAAACCAGCGTAGTGCCTATTTGAACATAGAGTTGAACCCCGACAGGGTAGACAGCTGTGACGTTAGCCGCAAATAAAGAGTCAATTACAGCGGCGGCTTCGGCTACTGTAACTTCGTATGTATTACCCGTACCTACAAATTCTGACCCAGAACTTGCTTCCGAAATAAAGCCAAAATAAACCTTAGTCCCAGTCGTTACCTCTGCGCCAGAAGCAGCTTCTAATATTGCGGCCAGTATAGCTGCATTAGCTGTGGATGCATCAGAAACAGACCCGTTTTCGCTCACGCTTGCCAACATTGTGGCTATAGCTGTCTGCGTACTCTGGGCTGCAACAGCCTCTGCGATGAGCGATTTAAACGCTGCTTGTACTGTGAAGTCGCTAGTAGTAGACGCAGTCTCGTTGTTGAAGGCGCTAAAGGTGTTGTTGGCTGTATCAAATACAGCGGCACCGGAGCTTGCTTCTTCGACGAGTCCGCCAAATATGATGGCCGTGTCTACACTGTCTACACCGCTACCTGCTTCCGCTACGGCTACATCGTACGAAGCTTTACCCCCGGCTAGTGCGCCAAAGGGGGTCTGAGCAAATGCAGCGTAGCCAAACACTCCGCTGCCTTTACGTAGCAGTCAGTGAGAAGGTGTATGTAACGTTCAGTGTATCGCCATTGGCTACAGACTTATCCCCAGCGGTAAAGTCACCGGCTGAGAATAAAACCCCGGATGTGCCACTTGCTACTGTGCAAAGGAATGCGCCAGCAACTACAGCCGTACCATTCATCGCAAACGACGAGGGAGAGCCTGAGTTGGAAATAACCGATGGGTTAGCTGTACTTGCGGAACCGAACGTAACGAGTTTACGTGAGCCAGCATATGCAGTATTTTCAGTCCAGCCCGTATGCAATGCGAGTGTGTCACCGGCAGCATAGGTAGTGCCGGAACCGGGGCCAGTTACAAGACCCAAGTAGAAAGCCGCCGTGTAGACAGACCCTGCAAAATACTTGGAGTTCATGTCCTGCACGCCGCCGTTCATCACGAGGTTATGGAACGTGTCGGACCATTTGACTTTACCGTCAACGCCAACACACTCTACAACGTACATGCCACCCGCGCCAAGCGTCTCAGTGGAGCTTGGATTTGTGATAAGACCCGCAGTAACGGTATCTTGGACTCGGATATTTTCAGAATTAGGCATGGTAGCTCCTGTTTAGCTGACTCGCACAATAGCGCTGTTCGCAGTGGCGGTTGGGAAAATGACTTGGAAAGTGTCGTTAAAGACGGTTTTGTCTGCGCCAAAGTCCAGCACTGCAACGGATCTATTGCCATTTGTGCTGTTGTAGATTAAGGCACCGCGCGTTGTAAATGAAGCGGCTGCCCATGTTGCGGAAGCAAAACTGATATACGCCGTTGGAATACCCAACGTGTTATTACCCGAAGCTGGGGTTACGCTGATGGTTAAGATTTCTCCCCCCGCCGTATAACCGCCCCCAATAACTTCATTACTTGAGGAGTAAATAGGTGTATCGGCGTTAAGAGTTGCTGCTGCGGTATACAGGGCAATCTTGAACACATTGGGCGTAGTCGGACCAAAGTTATGAAGTGCTTGGAGCAGTTCCACCTTGAAGCTGGTGGTTGCTGTTTGTGCAATGGTCATGTGACTTTAATCCGTACTTGTCCGCTGCGGTAGGCGTCTTGACGCTCCATACCATCACCCAGACGTTTAGCAAGTGCCAGCGCTTCAGTGTACTTAGTATTGTACAGCGTGACCATATCAGCCTCACCCTTCATGTACGTGTACGCCTCAACCAAGCTACCGTACAGTAACACAGAGTCAAAGTTGTCACCAAGCCACGACGAACCCACAAGAGTAATCGACTGTGGGTAATAGAAGTAGTGCATTTCAACACCGTAGTTAGCATCTGGTGTGGGTCCAAGTATGAAGGCAAGATCAGTTAACGCGAATGACTGTGGGCCAAATAGTGCGTAATACTGCGGCACACCGACAGATGTTGGCTTGGGGTAAGCCTGCCGGATTAAGTTTACGTCTTTGTTTAGCAGATAAAGATATGAGCCATCTTCCAAAATAACGGCTATCGAATAGGGCGCTAGAAAGTCAGCCGGACAAGCCAAATATTGATTGTTAGCTGTAAGACTGCCCCGTATGCTTTTACGAAGCACGGGGAACTGCACGGAGTTATATATGCGCTGCTCGGCCTGCTCAATAAAGACATTGATCTGATCCAAACTTGACACGACAGTGCCGTCCGCCAGATACGTATCCGGGAACTGATTTTCAGTGTAAGACTGAATTGCCGCTGTAAGTTCGGAATAGTTCATGTTTATGCCATTGGGCCACGGGCCATTGTGCCTTTAGTAGCCGCACCGGTACCACGGATTTTAATACCCGAAGTTTTGGTAGTCTCGTCGCCTGCTGATTTGCTTCGATTGCCAACGCTAACGTCAAGCGTATCGAGTTTGCTGTGATTGGCTTTAGCAGCCAAATCAACCATTGCCTCTTTAGCGCGGCCGGCGTAGGCCGAAGCAGGCAAGTTGTTCTTTGTAGCCATGATTAACCTCGTTTTTGGTTAGCGACTTTAGCCAGACCTCGGCCCAGCTTCAGCATCTCTTCATTGGTCTTGCCGCCGTTACCGCCTTTGCCACCTTTTTGGATGGAGACTGTAGCGCCGCTATCGCCGTAATTTTTACCTTTGGTTTTGCCCTTAGAAGCAATACCGTCTGCTGCTGATTTGAATGCCATGATCGACTCCTTACGCCGTTGTAACCGTTACTGTACCAATTATCACACCTAAAGCCAAATAGTTTGGTGTTAAAGTGTCGTCGAAAAACTTGGATCCCCCAACAGGGTTCCAGCCCCACTGAATATTCCTACTGCCTTGCCCCTGATACCCGTCTGTCAGTAATCCCGATGCTATGTAGCTGCGATCAGGCCGTGGGTTTCGAACTGCCTGCGGATCATCCACAGGATACATGCCCAATAACAACTGCGGCTGGTCTGGGTCCCAACACTCGGAACAAACAAGAATCTCACGGACTTTTGTCTTGACTGTCTCGCGGCGAAGCGCAGTCAGCTTAAAACGCTGGCCGCACCGATCGCACTCTGCAATCGCATTCTTGCCGGATGAAAACCGATTGCCCACTTACGTGCCGCTTCCAATGAACATCTGGCGAGGCACGAATCGTACCGATGCCTTTTCTCGGTCTTCGTCCGCAGCCATCTGCCAAGCTTCGTCATATTGCTGTTTCAGGACCATCAGGCGTTCCATGGCATTAGGCAGTTTCAGGGCCAAGTAGTATGCCAGTCCTGCAACCATGCAGGGGATAAATCGGAACGGAACAGCCATAGTGTTCACACCATCACCAGCATCGTCAATGCGCTTCATGCGCCAGTACACAAATGTGTAGGTTTGGCTTGCATCTGGGGTAGGCCACACAGTGATCGTAGGAGCCGGTTGTAGGCGTTCAATCCACACTTGGATGGGTCGGGCTTGCTGGAGCTTATTAGGCAGCGTAGCGTAGGTAGAGACGCTAATACGAGTGATCGTAAGATCCGCCTGCGTTGCAGCATTACCTGCGCCC